GCCCGTTGTCAAATTTATATGAAAATAAATTCAATATAAAAAAATTCATCTTTCCTTTATCTCTAGGAACAGATCCAGCATATAAACAGAAGGTTGTATTTCACATAAACGTTCAAAAAAATTCATCTTATAGTAAAACCAATGAGTTTGCTCCTTCCACCAGCGGTGGAACAGGAACAGCTAATGCCAATTCAGGAGCATTTAGTGCTGCTGGAAAACCACAATTAAATGCTCCTGGTGGGGTTGGACAATCTTTAAATTTTGCTGGACAATTTGCTACTTCTGTAATCGGAGCAGGACTCGGGGCTAAAATTGGGGTGGGTATTGGATCTGCTCTAGGTGGCCTAGAAGGTGCGGCAGTAGGATTTTTAACTGGGGCAGTTGGTGGGGGTGTAGCTTTACCTGTACTTTTAGAAAAATTTGATTTGAGTAGAAAAACTGTAAGAACAGACACAACAATATCTCTCTACATGCCAGACAATGTTCAATTTAGATATACTCATAATTTTGATAACATCTCCATGACCGAAGCTCTTGGTAAATTAGGAGCGATTCAAATTGCTAATTCTATAGGAGATTCTCTTGGAAAAACAGTGGGGGAGTTATCTTCGTTTTTGAAAGAAAGCTTAGGAACAGGTCAGGGTACAGGAAAAGCAGCAGGTGCGGAACTAGCAGGATTAGGATTAGAGGCTAGCGGAGTCGTTGGATCTGGTTTCAAAGATGCCGCTCTTTTCAGTTCTGGATTTGCTCAAAATCCACAATTTGAAATGGTTTTCAAGCAGACCAATCTTAGAGAATTTCAGTTTGATTTTAAATTTGTTCCTAAGAGCGCAGATGAAGCTGCTATGGTCCGAGATATTATTAAAGCATTTAGATTTCATGCTGCTCCAGAACTTACTGCTGGTGGAGGAAGATATCTTGTTCCTCCTTCGGAATTTGATATTGAATTTTGGAACGGTTCAGAAATGAATACCAAAGTTCCAAAAATATCCACATGTGTTTTGGAAAACGTAGATGTTAATTATACCAGCGCAGGACAGTGGACAACATTCAACGATGGGCACCCAATTGAAATATATCTTGTTCTGAACTTTAAGGAAGTTGAGATGATTCACAAGGGTCTTGTGGAGCAAGGTTACTAATCATGTCAATGACCTACTTTCAGTATTTTCCAAAGATTGTTTATAATTTCGATCAATCAAGACCAAATGTTGATTTGGTCACAAACATTTTTGCCAAGTCATCATTTTTGACTGAGATTGTGACAAATCTATCTCTGTATTATCCATATACAGTTCAGGACTCAGACACACCTCAGATTATAGCTTATAAGTATTATGGTGATAGTAACAGATATTGGATAGTGCTACTATTCAATCAGATGTTTGATCCATACTATGATTTTCCAATGAAGTATGACGTTTTCGTAGAATATATTAATGCTAATTATGGATCAGTTCAGTCTGCTCAGAACACGTTTAAGTATATCGAAAAGACAGTCACAAGAACCACTAGAAATTCAATAGGCTTTTTGGTTGATCAGGAAAACTCTTCTTATGTAATCGAAGGTGATATTACTCAGCACTATAATTTCGTAACAAATGCTCTAGAACCAGTCTCATATCCCGCTGTCAATTATCCTCCTGTTGTATACACAGACGGGCCATATGAAGTCGAAGGAAACTTTGTTACTATTACAACAAGCTATGCGTCAAAATCTGTTTATGATTATGAGTACGAACTTAACGAAAAGAGAAGAGCAATCAATTTGCTAGACGCATCTTATGTAAGTGCTGTGGAAAAAGAGTTCAAAGGATTAATGGAGAATGGCTGATACTATTGGATTGAGAAAAGCCAGTGATAGAGAAATCAACAAGATTCAACTGGTTAGTAGTAATGGTAACGAATTAGATATCAGAGATTCTATCGTAGAACTAAGCTTGTTTCAGGATATCTACAGTCCAGTTATGTCTGGACAGATTGTTATTACAGATGGTCACGATTTGGTTTCCACATTCGGCCTTTGCGGTAACGACTATATTAGAATCTCAATAGACAAACCCACACTTAATAAGCCATTTGAAAGACTGTTTCGAATTTACAAGATTTCAAACAGACAACCAAACACAGCCAATGATGTTGGATTGAATTACCTTATTCACTTCTGTTCAGAAGAAATGCTTCTTTCTCTTTCTACTCTAGTGAGCAAGTCATATTCAAAGATGCCTTACTCAAATATGATCGTGGACATCTGCCAGAATTTTCTTAATATTCCAGAGTTCAATAAGAACCTTATAGAAACCACTGGTGGTAATTATAGTATAATCATTCCAAATTTAAGACCTTTTGAAGCAATCAATTTTCTTGCTTCAAGATCATTTAATGGAAACAACAAACACGGTTATTTCTTTTTTGAAACAAGAGACGGTTATCAGTTCTCTTCTTTACAGAGTATGTTCGCATCATCGACATATGCCACATATGCTTTGGAAAACAAAAGACTAGATCCAGATCCTTCTAACGACTGGCTTGCTTTTAACGAATTTAGAGTGGTAAACGATTTTGATGTTATCTCTATGATGAGTAATGGTGGTTATGCTGCTAAACTTCTTACAATTGATCCAATGAGACAAAAGCACACACTCAACACATATAGTCAGGCAGATAGACAAGCCAAGAAACTTTTGATGAATAAGTATCTTCCGTTCAATGACTATACTGATCGAAACGGTAACAAGCTTTCAGATAACTATGATTCTTTCTTTAGAGTCGCTACCACTTTCACCGAGAATATAGATCAATTCTTAATGAATAGAACTTTGTCAATGGCACTCATGAATAACTTCAAGATCAATTACAACATACCTGGCGACATTATGTTAAAGCCAGGACTCATGGTTCAGATCAAGTTTCCTGTCTTTGAATATTCTGGAACAGGAAACAAGAAGTTTGATGAGCGTCGCGACGGAGCTAATTTCTTGATCACTTCGGTTCGTCATCAGTTCATTATGGATACATTTTCTACCATTGTGGAGGTTGTACAGGATTCGTTTATTAAGTCATTGCCTAATTCTGGTGCTCCAGCAACATTGAGAAACTTGAGGAAATAACATGGGTGGAATGCGTAAAAATTTCATGGGAATGGACGGCTTTGTCTGGTGGATGGGTGTGGTTGAAAATCGCCTTGATCCAAAGAAAGTAGGCAGAGTACAAGTCCGTATTTTTGGATTACATACTGATGATATGAGTTATATTCCAAGAGAAGATCTTCCTTGGGCGCAGCCTATGATTTCAGTTAATAATCAGATGACTTCTACTCCAAAAGAAGGAGATATGGTTGTCGGATTTTTCTTTGATGGTGATGCCTGTCAGTATCCTATGATAATGGGTATTGTTCCTGGAATTCCAGAACAAACTCCTCCGATCTCAAAAGGTTTTAGTGATCCAAGAACCGATTTCAGTAAATATCCAGCAGAAGGTAAGGATGCTCTTTCGAACAGATATCCTTATCGTTTAAATGAATCTACTTTAAGTCGTGTTGCCAGAAATGAGAATCTTGACAATACTGTAATTCGTACAATGCTGGATAATCAGGTAGGTCCAGAACCAAAGACTGCTTATGCTGTTCAATATCCATTTGATAATGTAATGGAGTCTGAGTCTGGTCACGTTTTTGAGCTTGATGATACTCCTGGAGCAGAAAGAGTAAATCTTGCTCATCGTTCAGGAAGCTACATAGAAATGGCTCCTGATGGTTCTACTACGCACAAGGTTATCGCAAATAATTTTCAAGTAATCATTTCAAATGATAATGTGTGGATTGGTGGTAACTGTGTTGTTCAGATTGGCGGTGATGCTACTGTTGTTGTTGGAGGGAAGATTGAGATAACTGCTGGACAGAGCGTTCAGATTACTGCTCCAGGTGGTCTTTCTGTTTTGGGTGGAAGTCTTTATGTCGAAGGCGCTATTTCTTCTGCTGTAGGAGCCACAGGATCTCACAGTACACCGAATGGTGATGTTGTCAACTATGTTAATGGAATGGTGATCTAATGGGTGTACCTCAAAGCATAACTTATAATACACAGCATCTTAATGCTCTGGCTGATCAGATCAGATATACAACAAACTGTGCTACTTTACAAAAGATTATTTCACAGCATCTTAAATCCGTATTTGATTTGGTAAATGCCAAGGTTCAGGAAGAATCTAATATTGTTTCCAATTATCTTCCAATTTTGGATATTCCTGGAGCCAATCCTGCGGCTATCGTGAAGTGGATTGTTAAGCTTGTGACAGGCAGCATATATCCACAAATGATGGCTTTGATCACAACAACTCTTCAGTTGATTCAGCTTCTACAGGCAATTGAGAATATATCGAATGCTATTGCTGTTGCGGCATCGAATTTAGAAGCATGTGCTATACAGCTTGAACAATTCACTATTGCTAGTTTAAAAAAGGAATTAATTTATGCTGAAAGATTAGCTCAGGCTTCTTTTTCAGCCAAGTTCAAGACAACAAATCTAGGACAGCAGTTAGCTTCTATTAAAGCTGGTATTGCTACTTTGAGAAGTGTTAAAGATGAAATTAAACATGATGTCAACTTTCTAAAAGCACAGGCCAAAGTTACAATTACAAATCTACAAAATGATATAAACTTGACAAAATCGTCTCTAAACAACAATATCGGAAACAACTTGACTCAGGTAAATAGCTGTCAAACAGCCATTACAAAAGCCACTAACGGAAAGATTCCTACTGGTTTTGATACTTCCAGTCCTGCCGCTTTTACTCAAAGCACCAGCACAAACATGACAAACTATCAGAATCAGGTAAATGATTTTGTGGCAGCGCCAACCATTTCTCCTACAATTGACAAAACTATAGCAAATGTTGGTGATTCGATTCTTGTTAGCTGGACTAGCACAAACGCGACCAATGTGACCGTGAACGGTCAGTCTGGAGAATTGAACGGAAGCCAGTCTTTCACTGTATCTACTCCAGGAATCTTTACAGTAACTCTGGTAGCATCTGGAACGGTAAGTGCCACAGACACAGAATCCGTAACATGTACATTCTCCTAACCCCAGCATATAAATAAAGAAATGGCAACTAAAACACAATCAATTTTCAGAGACTTGGATTTGAGTTTTACTATAAATCCACTCAGCGGAGACGTTCCTGTTCTTAAGGACATAAATGCTGTTGTCTTTGGAATGAAGAGCTGTTTATTTACCAATAACTATGAGAAACCGTTCAATCCCGAATTTGGTGGAGGAATAAGACAGTTTCTGTTTGAGCAGGTTGATGATATTACGTCCGCTATTCTTCAGAAGAACATAGCCCAGACTTTGGAGAATTATGAGCCTAGAATAACTGTTCAGAATATAGTTGTTCAGGCTAATCCGTATGAAGATCGTTATGACGTAACTATTCAGTTTTTTATGTCGAACAATCCAGCGGCGATAACAGTAAACTTTTTCTTAGAGAGAATTAGATAATGGCTAATACAGACTCAAGATTGCTTGTAACAGACTTAGACTTTAATCAGATCAAAACGAATCTGATTAATTTTCTAAAGGCTGATCCTACGTTTACTGACTATAATTTTAATTCGTCAGCTCTTTCTATTCTTATTGATCTTCTGGCCTATAACACTCACATGAATGCTTATTACCTCAACATGACTGGTAATGAGATGTTTCTTGATACTGCTCTTTTGAGAGACTCTGTTGTTTCACAGGCAAAGGCTTTGGGATATACTCCAATTTCAACAGTCTCTCCACATGCAGTGGCTAACGTTGTTCTTCAGCCAACAGCAAGCATTGGTTCAGTTGGTTCTCTTACTCTTCCTAAGTTCACTCAGTTTCTTTCTGGAGCAGTAAACGGAGTCAACTATAACTTTATCACAAATCAGGCTTACACCGCCCAGCTTAACAGCGCGAATGGAACATACGGTTCCTACGATTTTATAGGAGTTGAGATTTACGAAGGTACTCCTCAATCTCAGATTTTCAATGTCACAAATGATACGATTCCACAAGAATTCATTTTACCAGACACTGGTATTGATACAACTACACTTGAAGTTATAGTTCAAACATCACAGTCTAATACTGCTACTCAGAATTATACATTAGCAACAGACGCAACATCTATTGACGAAACATCACCAGTATATTACCTAGATGAGTATACCAACGGACAATATAAGATTTACTTTGGTGACGATATTATTGGTAAGAGTTTGGCAGTAGGAAATATCGTTATTGTTAATTACGTCGTAACAAACGGTACTTTGGCAAATGGCGCAAATACCTTTACTCTTATGTCATCTTCTATTCCTAATGTGAATGTATCTGTCACATCAGTCGTAGCAGCAAGTGGAGGAGCCGATCCAGAATCAATCAATTCAATCAAGTTCTCTGCTCCTAAGAGCTATGCTGCTCAAAACAGAGCAGTAACAAAGAACGATTACATTGCTCTTTTAAACAAGAAGTATCCATACTTTGACGCAATCAGTGTATGGGGTGGTGATGAAGTTGATCCTCCTGTTTATGGAAAGGTCTTTATTTCAGCAAAGCCAAAACTAGGATATGTGACAACAGAAGCAGAGAAGCTAAAAATTGTCAACGAAATCATCAAGCCATATAGCGTGATGACTGTTACACCAGAGATTGTTGATCCAGATTACACCTTCTTCAATATAACTCTTAATGTTCTTTATGATCCTAAACAGCTTACTACTGATACAGGAACACTAACATCAGGAATTACATCTGCCGTATATAACTACGTCAATAGTAATTTGAACACATTCAACGCATCATTCTATGTTTCACAAGTTCTTAGAGCTGTTGATAATTCAAATCAGTCAATCGTTGCCAGCGAACTTTCTTTTTTCCTAGAGAAAAGATTCTCACCATCTCTTAATGAGATTCAGAATATTACTCTAAACTATGAAAATGAACTACAGAGATTCTCTGGATTAAGATCCACTGGAATTTATTCGTCTCCAGGATTTACTGTATATGATTCCTCAAACATTCTAAGAGAAGCATATATTGAAGAAGTTCCACAGAGCTTCACTGGCGTGACATCAGTTGAAATTACTGATTCTGGTACTGGGTACAAAACAATTCCGACAGTTACTATAGTTGGAGATGGTTCTGGTGCTACAGCAGTCGCGACGGTTGTAAATGGTGGAATTTCTAAAATTAATATCACAAACGGCGGAAGTGAATACACTACTGCTAAGGTATTGATAACTGGTGATTGTACAAGACAGGCAGTTGCCACTCCAGTTATTAACGGTTCGACTGGAATTTTAAGAACTTACTACTACGACTCTAATAACATCAAGAGAGTCTTAAATACAAATGCTGGAACTGTTGATTATGTTAATGGTATTGTAACTCTAGTAGGATTCAATCCACAGTCAGTAAATAGTACAGATGGTCAACTCTCACTTCACGCTAAGACAGTTGATTTGAATGTATTTTCAAATAAAAATGTATTGCTAACTATGGATTCTGGAGATCCTTCGGCAATCACTGTAACAGTAACTCCTATTAGTACAAGATAACATGACTACGAAGAAGCTAAGTCCTTTTATTCCTGATCAATTACCTGAGTTCGTAAGAACAGATTATCCTGACTTCGTTGCCTTCGTAAAGGCATATTACGAATTTCTGGATTCGACAAAAGGAACAAACTATACAGCAAGAGAGCTTGCTTCTTACAAAGATATTGATGAAACTACAGATGAGTTCATTAACTATTTCTTGAATGATTTTCTTACTAGCTTTCCTTCTGAAACAGATCTTTCTCTAAACAAACTTGTCAAATTGGCAAGAGAATTTTATCAGACTAAGGGTTCTTACAATTCTTTAAATTTCTTGTTTCGTGTTCTCTACAAGAAAGATATTCAGGTCTTTCTTCCAAAAGAAAATATTCTAAGAGCTTCTGATGGTAAATGGTATCTACCTCAAGCTATCAAGTTAACTACGGCAAATACTCCACAATCATTTGATGTTTCTTTATTAGTAAAAAGAGTAGCAAAAGGAAATAAGTCATTTGCTACTTGTGTTGTAGAAGGAGCTTATAGAACATTTGATGCCGATACTGGATTGGAGATCATTGAGATATTTGTTTCCAACGTCAAAGGATCGTTCATCAACGGTGAAACTATTTCCATAGTATACACCAAAGATCCAGACGTTTCAATTCTCTACACATTCACGGAGACAATTATTGGATCTTTGGCTGGTGTTATTATCACACCTAATACTGATCCAGCAATATATCACGCACACAGAGGAAGTGGTTATCAAGCTGGTGATCCAGTTGTTCTTATCGACGGCCTTTCAAAGAAAGACCCTGTTGTAAAGAAAGCAGTTGCTGTCGTCAATCAGGTTTCTACTGGTGGACTACAAACAGCCGTTGTTGATCGTGGGGGATGGGGCTTTAGATTATTTGCTAACAGTCAGGTTTTTGTAGTAAATGATCCGTCAGACACAACTGGAACAGGAGCATTAGCATATATTTCGAGTGTTGATACAAGTCCTGGAGCTAATGTATCTGTGTATATTAATACAGATGCCATCAGCAATTATGCTAGTTTAGCAATCAATACAGCGGGTTATGGATTTCCAAATCTGATTTCTGCGGATGAATCAACAACTCTGGCTGATGCTTTCTCATACGATCTTTTGACTTTAGCTCCTATTACCAGCGTAACAATTCAAAACAAAGGATTCAAGTATACTGCGACCCCAACATTGAATGCTCACTCATTCTATGATACTGATATTTCAAGACCTTATTATGCTAATGGTGGCATGACTCCAGTAAATTCAAGTGATGTTCAAAATTGGGCAAATACAAGACAGACAATTCTTGATCTTGGAATTCTTGCTCAAGTTCAGGTGTTAAAAGCTGGTCAGAATTATGATATAGGAGATCCTATTTACCTCGACGGTATAGGAGATGGATTTGGAGCAAATCTTTCAATCGGATCTCTTTATGCTCAGAACAACGGCATTGAAACAATTAATATCATTGATGCTGGTGAAGGTTACAGAACACCAAATGTAGTTGTATCTTCATCAAATGGTTCTGGAGCACTTTTTGCTGCTTATAGACTTGGAGAAGGAGCAAATCTAACACCTACTATTAGTGGAATTGGAGAGATTCAAAATTTCACTCTACAATATCCAGGATTGGGATATGTGTCGGAACCAAATGTATCCATGAAGATAATGGATATCTATGCTGCTAATTTGATTGGTAATATTGTTGATAATGAAAATGTGTATCAGGGTCCTTCTGTTAATCACACATTTAACGGATTTGTAGATTATCGTCCAGAACTATCTCAGAATAACACAGTAAGAGTTTATAACTGGAGCGGTGTTCTTGATACAAATCAACCACTTCATTTCAAGAATTTTGATCTGGATATTTCAAACTATAAGATTTACGGTAAGACTACTGCTATAGCAGAAGCTGTGTTCTTAAAAGGAATTGTGAAATATCCTGGATATTATCTAAACACGGATGGATTCCTAAGCGCAGATCAGTATTTACAAGATAGTAAAGAATACAACAATTATTCATACATTATTGTTGTTCAAAAAGCTCTTCAGGAGTACCGTAAAGTTCTTCTTGATCTGGTTCATCCTGTCGGTATGGATATGATCGGATACTATGAGCTTCTTGATAGTATTGAAAAGAGACACGATTTCGATAAAATAATATTCAATAATACTGCTAACGGATCTGGTACAATCACTCCAGAATTTACTATTACTGGTGGTGAAGGTCCTTATTGGACAACCCCAGCAACAATAAGTGGTTCTGGCGGCGGCTGGTTTGTCGGTGGTTTGCGTAGCGACTCGACTGGATGGACATGGGGTGATAATTATTTGGGGCAATTAGGAACTGGAAATCCTGGAACTGAACTAACCCCCAATGGATTACGGTCAACATTGAGTCCTGTTGAACCACTGGGTGAAAACTCATGGAAAAATCTAGCTATCGGTGATCTTCATGCTATAGGAATTAAAACTGATGGTAGTTTATGGGGATGGGGTTCTAATATACAAGGTCAAGTGGGAATATCTTATTATACGAGATATTTATCTTCCCCCACATCTATTACTAATAGTTTTGATTGGAAGCAAGTGACATGTGGATATCGTTTCTCAGCAGCCGTTAAAACTGACGGAACTCTATGGACATGGGGCGATGATAATTATGGTCAATTAGGTAATGGTTCCACAACCGAGTCTAGATCAAGTCCAGGAACAACATCCGATGGGGGAACAAATTGGAGTCAAGTATCTGCTGGATATCAGTTCGCTTCTGCCGTAAAAAATGATGGAACTCTATGGACATGGGGTAATGGTTACAATGGTCAATTAGGACTTGGATTTAGTCCATCGTCTTATCCTTATATAATAACAGATCCAACTAATATAGGAGGAACTGATTGGGCTAATGTATCATGTGGATATCTTCATTCCGCTGCTATTAAAACAGATGGCACATTATGGATCTGGGGAAACAACCAATATGGTCAATTAGGAAATGATAGTTATTATGATACTTATAGTCCAATTACAACAATAGCAGGAGGAACCGATTGGTCTGAGGTATCATGTGGATTACGTCACACAGCAGCTATTAAAACTGACGGAACTCTATGGGCATGGGGTGATAATAGTTATGGTCAATTAGGAACAGGATATTATATATCTACTAGCAGTCCAGTAATGATTAACTCATCAGTTTCTTGGAATAATGTTTCTGCTTTTTATTATTCAACAATGGCGACAAAAACAGACGGTACTTTATGGCGTTGTGGTCTAGACGCTGGATATTTCAATCAAGCTATGCCTATTATGATTGAATACACATTTTTACCAGTTAAAAACTCTTTGTATACTGCTGGAAATAATGCTATATGGATATCTTCTTTTTCAAATTTCGGTGGCGGCGCTCTAACTAACAATAATGCTATGTGGTTATGGGGATCAAACGGTAATCTTTCTGGACAAATGGGGGCTGATAGTTCATTAAGTTACTTAGGACAGTATAGTCCAGTTCAACCTGTCGGAACTGATTCTTGGGCATATCTTTCTGTTTCTCTCTGGCGCACAGCAGCTATTAAAACTGACGGATCTCTTTGGCTATGGGGTGATGCTGCCTATGGATCATTAGGAAATAACGATGGTTACACATATGGTTTTGGTTATGGTCACTCATATAGCTCACCAGTTGAAGTTTCTGGAGGGGGAAATGAATGGAAACAAGTAAATGTTAATAATAATTCTTATACAGCAGCTATTAAAAATGATGGAACTCTTTGGACATGGGGTGCGTGTGGTTATGGCGTATTAGGACATAATGATCTTCAGAATTGTAGTTCACCAGTTCAGATTTCTGGTGGAGGAAATAATTGGGAACAGATATCTACTGGCGGAACATTTTTTATGGCCGCTATAAAAAATGATGGAACTCTTTGGACATGGGGGCAAGATTATTATGGTCAATTAGGAATTAATGGATCATATGATTCTAGTGTTTCAAGTCCTGTTCAAATTTCTGGTGGAGGAAATGATTGGGCTAAAGTATCTTCTGGTTATCATCATGTTGGCGCTATTAAAACTGATGGAACTCTTTGGATGTGGGGTGGAAATACTTATGGTCAATTAGGAACAGGAGATAATTATGGTTATAGTAGTCCAGTAATGGTTAGTGGTGGAGGAACCGATTGGGCAAAAGTTTCGTGTGGATATGACCACACGGTAGCAATTAAAACAGACGGAACTTTGTGGACTTGGGGTTGGAATACTAATGGACAATTAGCTCTAGGTGTTAGTTCTTCCTATTATATCACTCCTATGTTAGTACCAACTTCTGGTCCTTGGGTAAATGCTTCTGCTGGTTATGGGTCAACTTACGCAACTAAATCAGATGGAACTATATGGTTTTCTGGTAATCCTGAAATTGGAAGTTATGAACCTGTTGATGTCATGCAGCAACTGATATTCTTCCCATCTAGTGGCGGCGGCAGCGGAAGTCCAACAGGTATCAATATCGCTCCAATTGTTGACGGAACAGGAACCAACTTTACTACTGCCAGTGTAAATGATCTTCTTGAAATTGCCTTTGATAATCCAGAACATTTACAAGTAAAAGTTATCAAGCAAATAGCAAACGATAATCAGTTGATAATCGAAAGTGATACATCCTTCATTGGAGATGGAAGACTTACTGTGAATAATGGAAGTTCTATAGCTTATATAAGTGAGCCTAATCTAAGAATTTCCGCAAATGATTATATCGCATTTAACGCGAACGGATCTATTCAATATTCTGAGATAGTGGGTTTTGTAGGTTCACAAAACAACACAATTATTCTTTCTCAGAATGCTCCAAGCGACAATACTAATGTTCTTTATGTGGTATATCCAAGTTTAATTAATGTATCTTATAGAATCATTTCGACTTATTCAAATACGACATATCAGACTGTGAATTTCTTGAACAACAATATGAATCTGGTTTCGTTCATAAATAATTTTAATCAACCAGTAACTTTCGTCAACCCCGTTAGTTAGCAATAAATAAGAGAAATCTTTCGGAAAAATAATGAGCACAATTACCCAACTAAATCTTTCGACTATCGCAAACAAAGTTTTGCTTGCTAACTCTTTTATTCAAGAGTTGACAAGTAATGCTCATAATACCTATGTCGGAGTAGGTAAGATAATCAATCCTGAATTGAATTGGGCAAATAATTTAATTCCTCAACCAGTTGAGACTATTGATCAATTTAATGACGTTTTTAGAAATCTCATTGCTATTAAAAAGATCAAAGGATCAGATGCTTGCCGTGTAATTCCTAGAGTAGATTGGACTTACGGATTTGTGTATGCTCAATTTGATTCAATTACTCAATTCTTCTCTTATGAGTCTAGTTCTGCTATTTCAGGAAAAGTATCAGTAACTGGTGGCACAAGAACTTTAACTGGTGATGCGAATACTAGTTTCACTTCTGAACTTTCACCAGGAAGCTTTATCAGCATGTATGGTGATGGAATCAATTCTGGATATGTAATTAAAGAAGTCGTTCTGATATTGAACGATAGTACACTGAATGTTAACAGTGCTATTTCAGATACATATACCGACAATACAGCATATACTGTTATAGACACTTATCCAAAATACGCTTTTCCTTTCTATGTTAGAAACAATCTAGACCAAGTTTTCAAGTGTCTGTATAACAACTTCAATTCACAATCCGCATACATGCCAGAGATTTCTCTTAGCGGAAATCTTCCAGAAGATCCTTTTATTGAAACTCCAGATGGGTATAAGTGGAAATACATGTACACTATTCCCGCTGGACTCAAGGAAAAGTTCTTCACTCAAGATTGGATGCCAGTAATTCAAGAAAATGTAGTTAAGAACGCTGCTGTCAATGGAGCACTCGATATTATTGAACTTATCAGTGGTGGAAGTGGATATTTGACTCAGGGACCTCTTCAGGGAAATTCAGCAAATGCTGATATTGTTGTTGTTAAAGGCGACGGTAGCGGAGCGGTATTTAAAGCCAATGTCGTAAATGGTGTTATTCAAACTATCGACACTGTAAATCCTGGTTCTGGTTATACCAATGTTTCTATTTCGTTTGTTGATTCTACTCAAGATGTTAATGGAACTATGGCTGTAGCAAGAGCCTTGGTTGGTCCTTACGGTGGTCATGGTTACGATGTTTATACAGAACTTGGAGCAACAAGTGTTATTGTCTGCCCGCAATTGGAAGGTGATGAAAACGGAACCATTCCTACCATTACATCCAGCGGAGAATCTCTATACTACGGACAAATTTCCATCATTCAAGATCCAGAAAGCTCTAATACAGGACTTCTATCTAACTCGAATTATACCACAGCTTCTGTAATTTCAACGACTCCTCCAAATGGATCTTATAATTTCCACCTTGGAGAAACAGTATACGCTGGAACAACACTGGATTCTTCTTCTTTCTCTGGAACTGTTGTGAACTGGGTGGGAAGAAATAGCTCAAATCCTACATTGTGGATAAATAATATGAATGGAACGTTTGTTTCTCCTAATGTTATTACTGGTGTGATTTCTTCAAACGGATCTGTTCTAGGACTTTCTTTCACTCCTTCGGATTACAAGCCATATTCTGGCAAGATCCTATATATTGAAAACAGAAGTGCTATCATTCGTGATCCTGCTCAGACAGAACAGTTAAAACTAACCCTTTCATTCTAGGTAACAAAATGACAGATTTTAATGTAACTCCTTACTATGATGACTTTGAAGCCGCTAACGGTGCCAGAGTAAATGACTATCTGCGTATTTTGTTCAAGCCTGGAAATGCGGTTCAGGCTCGCGAATTAACACAGATTCAGTCTATTTTACAAAATCAGCTTAAGGAATTTGGAGAAAAGTTTTTTCAAAATGGTGCTCCTATTCGTGGAGGCCAGCTATCTCTGGAGACTAACGTTATTTCGATGAACGTTCAGCCTCAGTTCAATACTCAGGATATTGTATTATCGCAATTTAACAAACAAGTTATTATTAACAATAACAATAACATAACTGCTAACCTTACAAACGCAACAGCATATGTTGTAGCAACAGACAGCACATATCATTATCCTATTATGATGATTAAGTATTTGAGAGGTATCGACTTCTCAAGTAATGATACAATTGCTGTCGGTGCCAATACTTCTATTCAGGCACAGCTTCTTTCAAATGCGAATATTGATACCTTCTCAACTGGAACAACAGTTTCCATTAATGAGGGTGTGTTCTTTGTTGATGGTTTCTTCGCATATTGCGCTCCTCAGACAATTGTTCTAGATCCATTTTCAACAACTCCTTCTGCTAAAGTAGGTCTTCAGATCTCAGAGACTATTGTTGATTATAACGTTGACGAAGCTCTTTTAGATCCTGCTCAGGGTTCCTTTAACTATCAGGCCCCAGGAGCAGACAGATACCAGATTCAACTTACACTATCTTCTAGACCTCTTGATTCATTAGA